ACAAAAAGGCAAGCGAACTCCGTGTTACCATTTTCAGCTTGGCTCTGGCAGCAAAAATAAAAAGAAACCGAATAACACAAAGGATTGGTCGGACTATGACATCTTGGCTTTATGTGGCGTTAAACACCGTTACTGCGTATTCCTTCACGTCAGTCAAGTCAACCAGTTCAGTAAAAGGTTGCAGGGTCACCATTTTACTGCGGAAAACGAAGCAGACACTTGGGCGGCTGCTGTCGAAATTGCGAGGCAAGTAAGGCGATGAATAAAGACGCACTCCGAGAGGAGCTGGCCGAAGATGAGGGCTGTAAGTATTTGATTTATTTAGATCATTTGCAACTCCCAACCTTTGGCATCGGACATTTAATTAAAGAGCATGACCCAGAATACGGCCTGCCGGTCGGCACTGAGGTGTCAGAAGACCGCGTGCGTAAGGCGTTCAACCTCGACATTGCCGTGACTGTCGAGGACTGCCGCCGGTTGTGCGACAACGTCGGCGTCGACTTTAACGAGCTTGACCTGCGCTATCCTGACGGAGCGTTGGCGTTGTGCAATATGACGTTTAATCTGGGATATCCACGTTTCAACAAATTTAAGAAAATGTGGGCGGCTGTGGCTGACGCAATGGAAGACCCGAAGGCGTGGCTGACTGTGGCCGCCGAAGCTGAGGACAGTCGCTGGTTCGATCAGGTGCCTAATAGAGCCAAGCGGCTCACGGCACGCTTCAGGGCGCTGGCAGATGGCTAAGGCGTTGCTTGAATATAAGATCATCCCGCGTCTGATGATTTTCACGATGACCGTGGTTTATGTGCGTTGCATTGAGTGGGCGCTATCGCAGCCAGACCTATCGACACAACAGGCCAGCCTGATTAGCGTGGTCACCGGGGCTATGACCGGCAGCCTAGCCGTGTTCTTAAATTCGGAGACAAAGAAATGATCCAAGCACTATTAGGCCCAATCTCCAGCCTCGCAGGAACGTGGCTAGAAGGCCGCGTGGAGACCGCTAAGGCCGAGACAGGCGCAAAGGTAGCCAAGGCCAAGGCAGAGGCCACCATAATGGAAAAAAAGGCCACTGGCGAGATCGACTGGGACTTGAAGATGGCCGACGCCAGCGCGGCAAGCTGGAAAGACGAGTGGCTTACAATTTTGTTTAGTATTCCACTGATCCTAGCGTTCTGCGGCGATTGGGGCAGGCAGATAGTGTCTGAGGGCTTTGCGGCTTTGGAGGCTATGCCGGAATATTATCAATACACCTTGGGCGTGATTGTCTCAGCCAGCTTTGCGACACGATCCGCCGCCAAGTTCTTCGGTAAAAAATAAGGGGGCTTTCGCCCCCTCACCTCACTTATATAAATATTGATAGTCAAACCTGTCGGCGGTCTGCATATCCTCAAAAACTACGTTGTAGCTTTCATCGTCAATGCGCTCGACCCGCCTGACTAGGGCTGTCACCAGCCTGCCCTTTGGGCCAGTCACGCTGACTAGGTCGTCTGGCTTTAGGTGTTCTGTCTGCATGTTTACCTCCTATAATAATTTAAACGCTCTGGCTCGACCGGCCACCTTCTCAGCCGCGCCACGCTCGACCAGTCCAGTCATCAGCCGGTGTACTTGGCTAAAGCTCTTGCCGGTCTTCTGCGACAATTCATTGATGGTCGGCGTGTAGCCGTACCGGCGGGTCAGGCGGTCAATGACAATACGCATCTCCGCCTGAGCCTTGGTTAGTGGCACGTCAATCATCTTTTGCCTCCTTTATCGTTAATGTGCCTTGGCGTGCAATCCGTGCAGGCTTGGCCGGTGTCGTCTTTGCCGGTTGTGCCTTGAAGTTACGCATTGGCCATTTGACATAGTAAGAGCGATTGCCGACCACCCCGACCGCCTCATCGTGGCTGCCCATACGCTCTTTCAGCATAGCCTCAGCTTCGTCAATGTCGCCCTCAGCGGCTCGCTTGGCGTCCTTGGCGTTGACCAACTGAGCCAGCCAGTCGTTGTCTTCGCCCTCAAGCGTGATTGGCGGCGCACCGTCATCGACACGCGGGTAGGCGGTATTGCCGTCAGCGCTGGACTGGATCGGATACCAGTCAACGTCAAACTTGCGTCGCTCAAACTCCTCAATCTCATCCGTGATGCGCGACTGTGTGGCAGCGTTGGCTTGGTACAAGAAGACGCGTAGCTCCACACCGCCGTATAACACGCACACAGCGCCCCACGTTAACTTGGTGGCCATCAATTGCCCTTGGAGTTGCAGCGGCCCCCTGTGAGGCGCTGGCCGGTCTTCTGGCTTACTGCTAGTCAGCTTACTCTCCAGCACGCCCACGCCGTCAACCCAGACAGCGCCGTCAACGCAGTAGATGCCCTTGGCTGGGTCTGTGGTGACTTCATGCCCCAGCCCGCCGTCAGCGGTGCCGTCAAGCGACACGGCGAATGGTAGCGTGTCGTGGAAGATGGCGTCGTGTTCAAGCTTCAGGTCAGTCAGGTTGAGCCGTTCAGCGGCAGTGGTGAGAATGACGCCCTCCAAGGCGTCACCCCAGTCGCAGGCTTCGTTGCCGTTGAATGGATTTGGGTCGGGTTTGCCCTCGATGTCTGCCAGCACCGAGGCCAGCAGGTCGTTGGGCGTGTCGTAGGGCGACGCGTTAAATAACGCGGGCAGTCTTGATGCCGTGATAATGTCGTTTGGTGTTTTCTTGCCGACCATTAGTTGATCTCCCAAATTGGTGGTGTGTGATTAGCCCCATAAAAATCTTCAGGCATACTGTTATGTTTTTGCCTGTTTTCTGAGGCCGGTATAATTTGCAAATTCCACGGCACATGAAGGCCGCAAATGTTTTCGCCTTGCAGCGGATAGTAGTGGTCAACTTCATGCGGGATGCCTGTCTTATCTGTAAGAGCATCTCGCTTTTTGTAGAAAGAAATAAACTCCCTTGACGACACACAAGACAGAGTGTGCATCTTTTTTTTCATTTGATAGTGAACAGTAAGCGCACAATATTTTGATTTATTTTTTTTATAATATTCATACTGCCTGTCCTTTATCTTCCCAGAGCGCCAATCTTTTTTGCGCTTCTCAGCAATAACTTTTTTATTGTTGTGGTAATATCGCAAAGCCCTATCGTTGTCGGCCTTTTTATATTCTGGGTTTTTCCGCTTTTCCCTCATCCTTGCAAGACCTGCATCGTTTTGGCATTTGACGCACATGCCTTCTTTCACCCGCCTATTAGATATGTGACCGTGTGTGCAAGGGTATTCTGGATCGTAAACGCTAAATCCAGCGCGATCAGCGGAAAACCTGTTTTCAACGGCGCGTAATGCCTGATCCCAAGTGGGCTGATGATCGCATTTTTTGTAAGCGTTTATAAAAGATAAAATTCTATGTTGAAGGGGGTGCCTGTTTTCTTCTTGGCGCTTCTTCTCAGAATGTTTTGCGCCGACAACTCTCCTGCACTCAAAACATAATCCGTTGCTACAATAACGCTCACAAACGTGACCGTTGCAGCAAGGCTCGCCAGTAAAAAACCTTTTCAACCCCTGCTCAATCGCCTCTTGGCGTGTGACAATCTCCATCAGTTTGCACCCCCAAAGCGAGCCATCAAGTACCAGAAGTTCCAGTCTGTTATGGCGTTAGTAAAAAACGTGATTACAAATGCTGTAACAAACAGCATACCGATTGTGTCTTTAAGCATTAGATTTCTCCCTAAAAAAGCCAGCCCTTACGGCATCATTTGCAAACCGGCACGCGCAACGATATGTACAGAAATGGCCGTATTGAAAAGGCTCATAACTTTCGCCATCCCAGACGGTGTATTCTGTCCAAGGGTTTGCGCTTTCTGAATGTGAGTGCCTAGTCAGCATTACAATCATATTGCCGTCATACGGATGCTTGCGCGGATACTTTGCAACCTCTGTTGTCTTTTTACTGCCCTTGCCGCAATTAGCACAAAATGTCTGTTCCATTACCCTCTCCCATATTTAGACGGTGTCTTTAAACGCGCGTCTGGTGTCTTTGGTGCCAACGCCGTCCAGCCGTTAATGTGTAGCCGGTACGCGCTACACACGATCTCACCGCCAACCCAACTCTCACCACGCGAGATGTGCGTGATGAGGCTCTTGTGGCCGGTGCGTTTACAAGCCAACGCGATTGCATCGTACCTGTCGAAAATTGGACCAGTTACAACTGGACGCGTGAACGGATTGCTCACGACATACCAGAGTTTGACGCGATCTGATCTGATCTGTTTCATGCTGATCTCCATCAAGCGTGGTTGCAAAGTTGATCCACAGACTTTGTTCCAGTCGGATCAACCTCACAAAAAATGTCATAGGCAATTTCAAATGGGTCTTCGCACACATCGAACAGACGCTCAACTTGGCGCTCAATGAGAGTGAGCTGGTAGTCAGTGAGACCCTGATCGCTCAAGCAATCATGCGCGCCATCGTCAAAGTGGTACATTAGGTCGGCGTCACAAAGGGCGCGGACAAACTTGCGAACATCATCTTCGTTGTTGATAGGTGCGCTGATAGCACTCAGGTCTCTGACCTTGCGATCACCAATCATTTTGTTGGCGTATTCAACAGCCTTCGCGATAGCCTCATCACGGTCATTGCCTGACCATTCGTCATAAGCGATGTCGCCATCTACACTGTATGTAACGCCGTAAACCTCAAGACCCTCAGCGTCAGCGTCTTCTTGAGACGCAAAGGCAAACAACTGAACATAGTTTTCACCTGACTTATCCAAGTCAAAGCCAATGCTATTGCAAGCGTCATTGCCATAAGAAAAGTCAGTCCATTTAATTTTAGACTGAGCAATTAAGGCGTCATACTTTTCGCTAGAGATGCCATAAGCATTAAGGCTTTCCTCTTTTGTGTAATCAAAACGCCCGCACTCACTGACAGTTGGGTCAGTAACCCAAACGCCATCAAACTCAAAGCCAGCGTCTTGCGTTGCGGAATTAACATCATTCAAAAGTTCAGTAATATAGTGCATTGGTAATCTCCCTTGATTTCCCTGTTTTGTCCCTCTTACCTTATGAATATGGACTTGCTATCAATATATGTCAATAGCGATAGCAACATATTTTTAGGGTGATATAAATGTCAGAGATTAAACCAGTTTTGTTGAGGCTCAGAGCCTCGACCATCGAAATGCTAAAAGCCGAGCTAGATGTGTCAGCTCACCGCAGTCAGTCGTCTCTTGCCGATGAGTTGTTGGTCAAGCAGTTAGAGAGCAATATCCGCCAGCGCCACATCC